TTAGACCTTTATAGAAGAAAAGGTACTGAAGCTGGTATACTATTGTTCTTTAGAATGTTTTATTCTGAAGATGTAGAGATTAGATACCCTTCTCAATATATGTTAAAGCCATCTGATTCTAAATGGAAAACCGGTACATATCTTCAGCTATTCACAAACAACAATTTATTCTATGCTAGTGATAACATCACTTATTACACATATAAAGATTTAATTAGCCAAAATATTTACGGTTCTATTTCAAAAGCAAAAGCAGTAGTAGATAAAATAAACTTTCTTTTAGTAAACAAAACAGTTATACCTGTTTTATACATTACTGAAGTAAAAGGATCGTTTACTAAGTTTGATGATATCATCTGCAGAATTAATGGCGAAGATATTTCTTTCGGTATTCTAAACGGCTCTGCTTCTTCACTCGAAATAGATTTAGATTACGGTGGAACTACTGGAAATAAAATAGGTGATATTTTAAATATCGTAAGTCCTACTGGTAGAAACGGTAAAGCAATCGTTACTGCTACTGAAGATGAATTCACTGGTACTGTGAGTTACAGAGTTTTAGATGGTGGATTCGGATACACTATAGAAAATACAAAGTTGCTCGTTTCAAACCAAGTTGTTATTCTAGATAATGCAGACTTTAAATTTAATTTACTTGAAACTTTAAGAGATTCAGCCGGTAATGAAGGTATTGTTACAGGACAAAACTCAGTTGCCGTCGGTGTAAGAATGAACACCGGTGAATCATTTAATATCAGTCGTCCTATCGCAACAATAGACAGAGCTTCTAATTTTACACTTACTGGTGTTCTAGGAGTTGCTCCTAAAAACGATAGTTCGCCGGGTCCGTTATTCCCAGAAGGTAGCCCTGGCGACGCAAACACTGATGTTATTGTAGAAACACTGAGTAATATAGAAACAGTTTCTCTTATAACTGATCCCATTCAGCCGTTTTTAAATGTTAATATTAACGCAGCTAATTACAATGATCCTCCTGCTACACAACCGATGTCTGGTGTTGCGAATCCAGTTACTCTTGCTACGCCACTTAATCAAGCATTTGATTTAACACCGTTTACTATCGGAACTATCGCTTCATTTAAAAATGTCGATCCTGGCGAAGATTATGTAAACGATGTGTTTTCTCTTGCTAGAGATGAAGTAATACTTGCATTTGATAGATTTGAACAAATCATACTTGTAGATGACTTCAGCGCCGCATTTTCTGTAGGAGACGCGATTACGCAACCAGCACTCGGTCTTTCTGGTGTAATCACGGCTATAGATAGTAGCAATTCTCTTATTAAAGTAAGACCATATAGCTACTACGGATTTAAGAGCACAAATCCAATCGTGCACAAAGGAAACTCTTATGACGTGCTTGCAGTAGAAAGAGATTATTCTTCTGAAAGATTCGGTGAGAACGCAGATATAGAATCTAAAACATTGTTTTCTACCGGAAGAATTTCTGCTGCGAAGATTTCAAACTCTGGCTTTGGTTACGTTGATGGTCAAGAAGTATTTCTTACAAATGATGCCGGAGAAATTCAAGCGCGTGCTATCGTTAGAGCTAATTCACAAGGCATTACTTCTGGTTTCTGGGGTAGTTTAAATTCACACCTCAACGGTTATGTTAAAACTATTGAAGACGACGGTGTAGATGTGTATTTTAACTCTAACATGAAGATACAAGATAGCGATTACTACCAAGAATACTCTTATGTGATCACTTCTACTATTGACGAAAATCAATACAGAGATATCCTGACTAAAAATATGCACATCGCTGGCACAAAAATGTTTAGCGAGTTTGTATACAAAAATAAAGTAGATATTGGAGTTTCACATAGATTCTTTGTTTCCACCAAAGACGATTTTATTGAAGGTGGACCTGACATTGTTGGACCAAACCAGCCAGGATTACCGCAAACTGTTACTTCAGACAACGCAACTCGTACAGTAGACGCTACCACGTTTACTGTAGATATAATTTAAAAATAAATACATTAAAAATATTGATAGGAGCTAGCTAACATGGCTAAACAAGTAATCGGCATAGGTGCTACAGCAAACGATGGCACTGGTGATCCACTTAGAAATGCTATGGTAAAGATCAATGCCAACTTCACTGAACTATATAACGGTCAGTTTTCAGGCGCGTACGCTGATTTAACTGGTAAACCTACAATACCAACAGATTTAACTGATCTCGGAATCACTGATGGTACGAGCAATCAAATTCTTACGACAGATGGTGCTGGTAACTTTACATTCAGAAACGAAACGGCGGGTTCTGGTGGAATTGATTTAACAGACTTAAGCGTAACTGTTGCAGCCGCTGGATCAGCTAATTTAGCTTACAACAATGGAACTGGTGTATTTACATTCACACCTCCGAACCTAAGCTCATACGCGTTAAGCAGTGCTATACCAACAGATTTAACTGATCTTGGGATCATCGATGGAACTAATGGCCAAGTATTAACAACAAATGGCGCTGGCAACTTTACATTTACTACAGTAAGTGGTGGTGGATCTGGTCTTCAATCTCGAGGAACAGTAAATGGTACTACTGCATCTCTTGCTAGCAACGCGACTGGTAACCTAGACATTACTGGATTTAAGTCTTACGCTCTTATGGCTATTCAAACAGATAGATCTGCATGGGTTAGAATTTACGCTAACGGAGCAAGCAGAACATCAGACGCTTCAAGAACACAAACAACAGATCCTGCTCCAGACGCTGGAGTTATAGCAGAAGTTATTACTACCGGCGCTCAGACTGTTCTTATTTCACCCGGTGTGTTTGGATTTAATTTTGAAGGTACTCCTACAACGAATATTCCATGCGCAGTAACCAATCTTTCAGGTTCTACTTCAACTGTTGTCGTTACACTTTCAGTACTCCAGTTGGAGGCTTAATAGATGCTTAGAGAGTGGATTGTAACTCTTCATAAACACGAAGACCTAGAGGGTTTCTATGAAGATATGGAAACCCCAGGTGGAAACTTGTTTATTCCAAACAGGGCTGTCGATTTAGTAAAAAGAAGACCGACGAGTAGAAATACTCATTATATGCTTACAAGTGAAGAAGCAGAATTACTAAAGGTAGATGAAAGAGTTTGGGATGTAGAGCTAGCAGAACTCGTAAATCTAACTACAAAACCGGCTGGATACAAGATTACAAGTGGAACATTCTCGAAAGATTTTTTTACTGATGTAAATGATATTAACTGGGGTCTTCTTAGACATTCAGAAGCATCGAACAGATCAAATTGGGGAGACAATGGTACATCAAATATTGTATCAGATCTAACCGTCACTGCTTCTGGTAAAAATGTCGATGTTGTAATTTTTGATGGTCACATCGATCCAGCACATCCAGAATTTGCAGTAAACCCAGACGGAACTGGTGGTTCTAGAGTTGTACAATACAACTGGTTCCAGAATAACGTGGGGTTTGGTACTGGTGACTATGTTTACACCCCTTATGTAGATGGTGGAAACGCGAGTAGGACCACAGATAACAACCACGGGTGTCATGTAGCGGGTACTGTAGCCGGTAATACTCAAGGTTGGGCTCGAGACGCAAATATTTACAACATCAGCATCTATGCTACGAACCAAAACTTTGGAACTCTTGGTTTAGATTCTACAACATTCTGGGATTATGTTAGAGCTTGGCACAACAACAAACCAATTAATCCTGCTACTGGAAGAAGAAATCCAACAGTAACAAATCATAGTTATGGCAGCAGCCTTGAATTTGGTACCGGTGACTTCGGTGAAGTTACACGTGTAAATTATCGTGGTACAGATTTTAATCCAGGAAGAAGTCTTACTGTTGGCGAACTTCAAGATCGTGGATTCTATACTAGCGACACCACACCAGAAGTTCCATATTATTTTACTTCACGTCAAGCAGATATTCAAGACTCTATTAATGACGGAATGATAGTAGTTGCTGCGGCTGGAAATGAATATTGGAAGACTGTTAATTCTTCAGATCAAGATTATAACAATATTTTTTATGCTACATACTTTGGTTTTAATTATACCTGGTTTTTAAATAGAGGAACCGGCGCAGCAGCAGGATACGCTCCTGTTA